GACTATGATGATTGGGAATATGGCACTGAACCTCTTTATGAATTTAAAAAACACGAATAAATAATACAGATTTTATAAAATTTTATGCCTGTAGAACGGGTAAGTCAGGGATTTAAAGACATAAGCATGACATTTCAGGTTAATCCTGTAAATTATGACCTTATTGGTCTTAAAAATGAGTCTGCAATTTCCCGTTCTATTCGCAATTTAGTTCTTACTGCTCCTGGCGAAAGATTTTTTAATCCAAATTTGGGATCAAAGGTAAGTAAACAACTTTTTGAGAATATGGATGCAATATCTGCGTCTGTTATTGAAGATGAAATACGAGATACTATTAATAAGTATGAACCAAGAGTTCGTCTCATTAATGTAGATGTCAGTCCAAACTATGACGAAAACGAATTTAACGTCACAATCACATATAAAATTGTAGGTATTGATGTTTTATCGCAACAACTAACATTTGCACTACAGCCAACACGATAAATGGCACTAGTTAATTTTACTAATCTAGATTTCGACCAAATCAAGAGTTCTCTCAAACAATATTTGAGAGCGAACTCAAATTTTACTGATTATGATTTTGAAGGGTCGAATCTTTCTACGATTATAGATCTTCTTGCCTATAATACTTATATTTCCTCATACAATGCTAATATGATTAGCAATGAGGTTTTTATTGATAGTGCAACTCTTAGGGAAAATGTAGTTTCTCTTGCAGGACATATTGGATATGTCCCAAGATCAAAAACATCTTCCAAGTCAAATATTTCCTTTTTTGTAGATACAACAAACTTTTCAACTGTTCCAAAAACAATAACTTTACAGAGAGGAACAGTTTGCTCATCTTCAAATAGTTTTGGTGGTCAAAGTTATACATTTTCAATTCTAAATGATATTACAGTTCCAGTCTCAAATAATATTGCATTTTTTGAGAATATTGACGTTTATGAGGGAACTTATCTTTTAGAAAGATTCGTTGTAGATAGTAATAATAAAAATCAAAAATTTATTCTGACGAACGCAAATATCGATACATCAACAATAGTTGTTGAGGTAAGAAATTCGCAAGAAAGTACCGTTATTAGAACCTTTAATGTTTGCAAAGATTTTTGTGCTGTAGATTCCGAGTCTAGAGTCTTTTTTATTAAGGAAATAGAAGACCAAAGATATGAACTTGTTTTTGGGGATGGCATCTTTGGTACAAAATTGGATGATGGTAATGTAGTTGAAGTATATCATGTGGTAAGTAATGGTGGAGAAAATGCAAATGGCGTAACATCATTCAATTTTAGTGGCAGATTGTTTGATAACAATGGTAGGATTGTTTCCAGTGGAATATCATTAGTGACTGCAAACTCACCATCTCAGGGTGGAAGAGAGATTGAGTCTGTTGAATCAATTAAGAAGTTTGCTCCCAGATTATATTCTTCACAGAAAAGAGCAGTCACAACTCAGGATTATGAAACGATTGTTGCTTCACTATATCCAGAAGCGGAATCAGTTTCTGTATTTGGTGGGGAAGAGTTGAATCCACCAAAATATGGAAGGGTTTTTATTGCAATAAAACCTATTTCTGGAGATTTTTTAGCAAATTCAATCAAGGAAAATCTCAAAAATCTATTAAGAAAATATAGCGTTGCTGGTATTGTAACAGAAATAATTGATTTAAAGTATCTGTATATTGAATTTGATTCCTCAGTATACTACAACACAAGTTTGTCGCAATCGGCAAATAAACTTCAAACAAGAGTTATTAATAATATATCAAGATACGCTGATTCTTCAGAACTAAACAAATATGGTGCTAGATTTAAATATAGTAAGTTTTTAAAAATAATCGACGAAACTGACAAATCAATCACATCGAATATTACTAATGTAATAATGCGAAGAGACTTAGGAGCAGTTTTAGGACAGTACTCTGAGTATGAAATCTGTTTTGGAAATCAGTTTTATATTGACGATCCTGCTGGTTATAACATAAAATCATCCGGATTTAAAATAAATGGTTATAACTATGATCTTTATCTTTCAGACATACCAAATAGTGATTTGATGACTGGAAAAATTATATTTTTTAGAATAGATCCACAAACTTCAAATCCTGTTATAGTTAAAGATAATGCAGGAACTGTAAATTATGAAAAGGGAGAGATTATAATATATCCTTTAAACCTAATATCAACATCAAAACAAAAATTAAATCAACCCATTATTGAAATATCAGCGACTCCGTATTCAAACGATATTATTGGACTTCAAGATCTATATTTACAATTAGACATTCAAAATAGTAATGTTGATATGTTGATTGATACTATTTCTTCCGGGACCGATGTTTCTGGGTCAATATATAAAACATCATCTAGTCATACTCCACGGGAATTCATAAGAAAGTAATATGAAGAACACAATCAAGTTTTATTCAATTATAGAGAATCTTGTACCCGAGTACATTAAAGAAGAATTTCCGTTAGTTATAGAATTTTTATCCCAATATTATAAGTCACAAGAAAATCAAAGTGCAACTCTTGATATTATTCATAATATTGACAAATATGTTCAGATTGATAGTGTAACTAATCTAAGTCTAACCACAACTCTTACATATCCATTAGATTATGAGAATGAGGTATTTCTAGAAAGTAGCAAAGATCTTCCAAAGAATTATGGATTAGTTAAGATTGATGATGAAATCATTTGGTACGATAGATTAGTAGAAGATACTCCACAAACTGTAGAGTGTACAATTGAAGTTGGAGCGACTTCTTTTGTTTCTGCAGATATTATCAACCAATTTGGAGCAGCAACACAAGAAAATCAAGATAATCCTTGGTTAGGAAAGATTATCTACATTAAAGATGCAAATGGAAATATTGTAAGTAGCGCAAAAATTACAAGTATTGATAGTGGATTATCAGTCAGTACAGATTTTCCACTAATACCCGATCAAGATGTAAGTTTTTATAATGAAAATAACATCTACACTTGTATTGTAAATGGTAATAAACTTACAAATTGTACTCGTGGATTTAATGCTACCACAGCATATGATTCGGACAGTACAAGTGATGAACTCGTATATGAGGAGACATCGCTTTCTACACATTCCACGGGATCTGAGATAAACAATTTAAGTGTATTATTTTTAAGAGAGTTTTTTAAGAAAATAAAAGTTCAACTCACTCCAGGATTTGAAAACGAAGAATTTTATAATGAACTCAATGAAGCAACTTTTATTCGCAATATAAAGCAATTTTATGAATCAAAAGGAACAGATTGTTCTTTTGAACTACTTTTTAGAGCACTCTTTGGTGAAGATGTTAGTATCATTAGACCAAGAGATTATGTTATTCAAGCATCTGATGCTCAATATAATGTTTTTAGAGATCTAGTTGTCGAAAAACTAGAAGGAGATCCAGAAGATTTAGAAAATTTAACATTATATCAAGATGAGTATTTAAATGTACCACAAGCAAAAGGAACTATTGCTAAAGTTGAAAAAATCCAAAGAGGGGATAAGTTTTATTATACTATAAGCTTAGATCAAACTAAAGAAAATACATATGGTTCTAATATAGGCCAATTTAGTATCCATCCTAAAACTAAAACTACTATTGATATTATTGCAGGAAGCGATTTTATTGATGTAGACTCAACTATAGGATTTCCAGACTCTGGAGAACTGAGAGTAGAAACTACTGGTGGAGAAATAGTTATTGCACAATATTCTTCAAAAACATCCACTCAGTTTTTAAACTGTTCTGGAATCGGTCAAGATATATCATTTAACTCTACAGTTAGATTAAATACTTTTGCCTATGGGTACAATGGTTCTGAACAAATTAAAGTTTTTATTGGTGGTGTTTTATCTTCTGTAAATATTGACTCATATCCTCAGTATTCAAAACAAGGAGAATCTATATCAATAAAGACGGTTGGAACTAACTTAAATGACGTTAGAGCAGAAAATTGGTTCTACAACATATCAACAAAATATAAGGTAGAAAAAATTTCTTTGGTTGATACAAACAACTCAGTCTACGAAGTTGTTTTATATGATGAAAATGTATTAAAAATTGGAGACTCTGTATCCTTACTGTATAGTGAAGGTGCAATAAAAAATGGTGTAATAACCGGACAATCAAATCTAAAAACATTTCTTGTTGTTGGATTTGAAGATGTAAACTTAGATATTACATACACTTTAAGAAAAAATATATCAAAAGTTGATTCTTTAAATTATCCAGTACTTTCAAAGTATTCAACAAATGTTCAAAATTCGTACATTGATAGTGATAAAAATGTATTTGTAAACTCGCAATCATTACCAAATTATCTTTTTGAACCTCTATTAATTACTGATAGATCTGTATCTTTTTCTGGGTCATATCTAAACTCAGAAATAATAAATGTAGATTCTCATAGGTTCTACACTGGAGATGCAGTTGTTTATGAACCAGTTGATGACATCAATACATTAGATATTAAAAAGGGGATATATTTTGTTTATGTTATAGATCAAAACAATATCAAAATTGCAAGAAGTAGAGAAAATATATACACACAAAACTTTGTTTCTGTGACCGGAACTGTAACTGATAATAAGTTTTTTCTAGAATCGTTTACAACACCAGAACTTTCAAATAAAGATTTATTACCCCAGAATATCTTTAGAAAACTATCAAACCCATTAATCCCTTCCGAAAATATTAAAACGGAAACAAATCCTGGGACGACTGGTATATTTGTAAATGGAGTTGAACTATTAAACTACAAGTCAAAAGATGTTTTATATTATGGAGAGATTGAAAGTATTTTTCCAACTTCATCTGGTAATGGATATGATATTATCAATCCACCACTTTTAAGCGTAGATGATGACAATGGATCAGGAGCAACTGGATACGTATCGATTAAAGGATCTTTAGATAGAGTTGATATAGTAGATCCTGGATTTGACTACATAGAAACTCCAACCGCTATTATTTCTGGTGGAAATGGTAGTAACGCAAAGGTATCTTTAAATTTAGTCTCGATTGACTATTCTGCACCTTTCAATGCAAGAACGGGAATCAGTATTGCCAATGATACAATCGGATTTTCCACATATCATAAATTTAGGACTAATGAAGTTGTTTCCTACGATCCACAGAGTCAAACTAAAGTTTCTGGATTAAGCACAAATTCTCATTATTATGTGTCTGTTGTTGATCCTTATACAATTAAACTGTATAATAATCTAGAAGATTCTTCTGCAGGAATTAATACAGAATGTCTAACTGGAATAGGTACTGGAAGACAGTTAATCAAGTCGATTATAAAGAAAAAACAGATTGGATCTGTAAATGTAATTGATGCTGGTTATAATTATGAGACGAAGAAAAGAACAATATCATATACTGGCATCAATACATTTTCAGGATTAATAACAATTAAAGATCATGATTATCATGATGGAGAAATAGTTGTTTATAACTCAACAAGCACTGTCATTGGTGGTCTTACTTCTGGATCATCTTATTATGTAACGGTTGTTAATAAAGATCAATTTAAACTTTCTAATGTTGGTTCCGGAAATACTGAGAAAGACTTCTTCTATAAAACATTAAACTACATTAATTTTACATCAAGTGGATTGGGAACACATTCGTTTAACTACGAACCAATAACAATAACTGTTATTGGAAAAACTGGTATTGGAAGCACTTATGCAAATCCAGTTAATTTGAGACCAATATTTACTGGAAAAATCACATCTGTGCATCTGGAGAATAAAGGATCTTCCTATGGATCTGATATTATCAACTACAACAGACAACCAAACGTATTATTATTAAATGGAAAGAGTGCTCAAGCAAAACCAATAATTAAAAACGGAAAAATTGTAGAAGTAATAATTACAAATAGTGGCAGTGAATATTATTCAACACCAAAGGTAAGCATCATTGGAAGTGGATCTGGTGCAGTTTTAACTCCAATTATTGAAAATAACAGACTAAAAAGTATAAAGGTTATCTATGGTGGAGGAAACTATTCCAACGATACTTTAATTGACATTTTCCCATCTGGATCAGAATCAAAGTTCGAAACGAAGATTAAATCTTGGAGATTTAATCTCTTTGAAAGATTATTCAGAAATAACCAAATTCCTCCAGATGATGGAGTTTTATATGAAGGAAAAAATGATAAAAATGGATTGGAGTATACACACTTATATGCTCCAAGAAAATTAAGAACTTCTGTCCTGGGTCAGAGAAGTCTTAACGGAAAGATTGTATATAATCCAGATTTAGAGTTAATTAATGGTTCAGAATCAACTTCACTGACACATTCACCAATCATTGGATGGGCCTACGATGGAAATCCAATTTATGGT